GACGCAAGGCGGGCCTCTTCACGCGGGAAAGCCAGCCATCGGTCGAGGACGAGACAATCCTGCACGATGGCACCGCGGTGCGGGCGAACATGATCCTCGCCAACGGCCAGCTCGCGTGGATGACGCCCATGGAAAGCCGCTGGTTTTCGATGGACCCTCCCAAAGAGATGGAGAGCGAGGACGCGGTCGAGCAATGGTTCTCGCGCTGCACCGAGGTCGTGCAGGCCGAGCTGTCCCGCTCCAACTTTTACACCGAAATCCACGAGCTGTATCTGGACCGGGGCGCGTTTGGCACGGCGGCGATCCTTGTCGAGGCAGGCCGCAGTTCCTCGCTCAATTTCACCAAGCTCGACATTCGGCAAGCGGGACGCCGGCAACAAGCCCTACGCCTCGGTCTATGTTGAGAAATCCACCAAGCACATCCTGCTGGCGAGCGGGTTCGACGAGCAGCCGTTCTTCGTCACCCGCTACCTCAAGTGGAAGAACGCGGAAGCCTACGGATACTCCCCGAGCTGGACCGCGCTGCCGGAGGCCCGCCAACTCAACTTTCTGGAAAAGCAACTCGACGCGCTCGCGGAACTGACCGCCTTCCCGCGCATCTTGATCCCCGCCGGATTCGACGGCGACATCGACCTCCGCGCCGGGGGCGTGACCTACTTCGACCCCAACAACCCCAACGCCACGCCGAAGGAGTGGGGAACCCAAGGGCGCTACGACATCGGGGTCGCCCGGGCGGAAACCAAGCGCAACGCCATCAACGAGGCGTTCCATGTCGACCTCTTCAAGATGTTCGCGATGCTGGAAAAGCAGATGACCGCCCGCGAGGTCATGGAGCGCAGCGCCGAAAAGCTCATCCAGTTTTCGCCCACCTTCGCCCGGATGACGACCGAGCTGTTCAATCCGCTCCTGCGCCGCACCTTTGCGATCCTCGCCCGCCAGGGCAAGTTCCCGCCGCCGCCACAGCAACTCGAAATGGTCGGGTTCATCCCCGAGCCGGAGATCAACTACAACTCCCGGGTCGCCCTTGCGATCAAGCAATTGGAGAACGCCGCCTTCATCCGCACGAGCGAGATGCTCCTGCCCTACGCGCAGATCAAGCCCGAGATGCTCGACAACTTCGACTTCGACGAGATCACCCGCGACATGGCCCGCAACGACGGCCTGCCCGCCCGCTGGCTCATGGACGAGGAAATGGTCGCCCAGCAACGCGCCGCCCGGGCGCAGGCCCAGCAGCAGGCCATGCAGGCCGAGCAGATGGAGCGCACCGCCGCGGCCCTCGGCAAGGCCGGCGCCGTCAAACAGGATTCCATGCTCGCCGGCCTGCTCCCGGGCATGGCGGGAATGGCGGCGGCGGCATGATGGCCCCCGAGGACAAGGCCGTGGCGCTCCAGCGCGAGCGCGAGCGCCAGAAGACGATCAACACCTACCACCGGGTCTTTGCGACCAAGGACGGCGCGTTTGTGATCGACGACCTCAAGCGCCAGTTCGGCACCGAAAACCAGATGTTCCTGCACGGGTTCGACTACAACCCCGTGGTCGCCGCCCTGCGCGACGGCCAGCGCGGCGTTGTCCTCCACATCGAGGCCATGCTCAAGCGCCCGATCATCGCGGACGGCAACATCGAAGCCCCCAAGCGAAAGGTTAAAAAATGAAACGCCCGACCAAGAAAAAAGAACAACCCGAACCCAACATCCCCGCCGGCGCCCCAGACCTCGACCCCATGCTCGGCGACAAGACGCCGGCCTATGTCGAGTGGCTGCGCGACAACGATCCCGAGGAGTTCGCCCGCCGCTACTCCGGGCGCCGGACACACCTCGGATTCACCCCGTAATTTATGGAAGAAACCACCATCGACACCCCCTCCGAGACATCGCTTCTCGACACAGGGGCCGACACCAGCGCCGCGCCCGCGGCACCAGCGCCACCATCCCCGGCGGCGGAAACCTCCACGCAACCCCCGACTGGATGGGTCAACCCGGACGGCACCTTCGGCGACAAGTGGCTCGACGCCCTGCCCGGGGACGCCAAGGACTACAAGGACACGCTCGCGAAATACAAGAGCGTGCCCGAGATGGCCAAGGCGCTGGCCAACGCCAACCAACTCATCGGGAAAAAGCTCGGCGTGCCCAACGAAAAATCCTCGCCCGAGGAGATCGCCGCCTTCCGCAAGCAGCTCGGCGTGCCCGAGTCGCTCGACGACTACAAATTCGCGCCGGACCAGTTGCCCGAGGGCATGACTTGGAGCGACGAGTTCGCGAAGCCCTTCGCCGAGATCGCCCACAAGCACAACATCCCGCCCGGGGCCATGAAGGCGCTCGCGAACCAATACGCCAGCCATGAAAAGTTCAAGGTCGAGGCGATCCAATCCACCTTTGAAAAACAGCGCACCGAGGCCGTGCAGACGCTTCAGAAGGAGTGGGGAGGGGACTACGCGAAGAACATCGAGGTCGCCAAGCTCGCCGCCAAGCGCGTGGGCGTGGACGCGAATTCCCACGGGTTCAGCGATCCCGAGGTGGTCCGCGGCTATGTGCGCCTCGCCCAGATGATGAGCGAGGACAAGGTGGGCCGCGGCGCCGAGCCGCAGGGATTCCTCACCGGAAAGGCCCGCGCCAACGACATCATGACCAATCCCGAAAACCCGTGGCACAAACGCTACCACGACGGCGACCGCGAAGCCGCCACGCTGGTCACAAGCCTCATCAAACAGGGCTGACACACCTTGCCGCAGGATGGAGAAACGGTATCTCGCCAGGTTCATACTCTGGAATTCCGGGTTCGATCCCCGGTCCTGCTAATTTTTTTTGAAAAAAGTTTTGACTGATACCACGGGGGCGCTAATGTGGCGCCCGTAGAAGCAGACACCTCCTCGCGGAGCCTGCTCCCGCAACACCCGCAGCCGCAGACCCCGCACGGGACACTCGGAAGGCGAAGGGAGCAACCGCAACCGCAACTCAACTCAACAGGAGGACACTCAAATGTCTGCCATCACTCAAATACCCGAACACTACACGACCCAGTTCGACACGAACTGGAAACACCTCGTGCAGCAGAAAACATCCAAGCTGCGCGAATATGTCACGGTCGATTCCATCCAAGGGAAGGAAAAGTCCTACAACCAACTCGCGGAAGCCGCCATGCAGCTCATCACGAGCCGCTCCGGTGAAACCCGCATCTCCGACCAGGCCACGGCCAAGCGTTGGATTCGCCCGAAAGCCTACGACACCGCCAAGCTCTTCGACGAATTCGACGAGCAGCTCCTCGGCGAGGTCGTCCTGCCCACGAGTCCCGTGGTGCAGTCGCACGCCGCGGCCTATGCCCGCACCTGCGACTCGCTCATCATCGACGCGCTCGGCGGCACAGCCTACACCGGCGAGTCCGGCACCACCGCCACCGCGCTTCCCGCCGGCCAGAAGGTCGCCGTGAACTATGTCGAGAGCGGCGCCGCCGCCAACTCCGGCCTCACGATCGCCAAACTCCGCGCCGCCAAGTTCATCTTGGACAGCAACGATGTGGACGAGGAGGAGGAGCGCATCATCGTGGTCAGCGCCAAGCAGCTCCAAGACCTGCTCCGCGAAGACCGCGTGACCAGCGCCGACTACAACAGCATCAAGGCACTTGTCGACGGCACCGTGAACACCTTCATGGGGTTCAAGTTCCGCCGCACCCAGCTCCTGCCGCTCGTTTCGGCGACCGATGTCCGCAGCGTCTATGTCTATGTGAAGTCCGGCGTCATCCTCGCCGAGCGCGGCCTCAAAACCCACATGGACATCCGCACCGACCTCTCGCACTCCCTGCAAGTCCGCTCCGTGGCATCCCTCGGCGCGACCCGCAGCGAAGAGAAGAAGGTCGTCGAAATCGCCTGCGACGAAAGCCCGTAGTCGAAACCTCAACCACACAAATAGGAGAACCACACCATGGCTACATTCTACACGGCGCAAGCCACCACGCAGAACACCGGGGAACTCAAGTCCCGGGTGGACGGCAACCTCGCGAGCGGAGACATCCGCTACGCGGAGTTCACCTACACCTTCGACGGCACCGAGGCCGCTTCGGGCGACACGATCGAGATCGGGGACATCCCGGTCGGATCGGTGGTCATCCCCGAGCTGTCCAAGATCGCCAACGAGGCCAGCATGGGCGGATCGGCCCTCGCCATCACCAAGATCGGTGACGCGAGCGACGACGACCGCTACAGCGCGACCTCGATCTCGGTCAACTCCTCCACCGCGGGCATCACCAATGTGACCCCCGCTGTCGGAGCCTCGGTCATCCCGCGGTTTGTTGTGACGAGCGCCACCAAGCGCCTTGTCGCCACATTCACCCGCACCAATGCCGCCACAGCCGGCAAAAAGATCAGCTTCATCATCGCCTACCGCATCGGCGGCTGAATGGTCTGAAAACCCCGCTGGCAGGCCGGGACCAATAGCCTGCCACCCATTTTTTCCATGACCACCGATGTCGATGTCTGCAACCTGGCCCTCGCCCGCTTGGGCGATGCGCGGATCAGCGCCATCGACACTACGACCGCCCAAGGCACCTACTGCGGGATTTTCTACTCGCACACCCTCAAGGAACTCCAGACCGACTACGATTGGCAGTTCTGCCGCAAGCTCGCCACCCTCTCGGCCACCACGGCCCCGGCATTCGGCCATTCCGCCGCCTACACCCTGCCCGCCGATTACCTGCGCCTCCTCCGGGTCAACGGCATCGACGAGGACGAGAACTTCGGCAAGTGGGAGATCATTGGCACCACGCTCCACACCTCCCTCTCCGCGCCGATCCAGGCCGACTACCTTGCCAATGTGACCACGGTCACCCAGTTCCCGCCCGTCTTCACCGAACTGCTCTCGCTCAAGCTCGCTGCGAACCTCGCCATGCCCCTCACCGGATCGAAGGAACTCTTCGCCCAGATCGCCGAGGCATTCGCCGCCACACTCCAGCGCCCCGCGGTCAAGGCGCTCATCGCCGCCAATGCCAAGGAGCGCGCCGCCGCCGCGATCAGCGTGGACGAACTCTGCCGCCAGGCGATCCTGCGCCTCGGCACCAACGAGCAATTCGGCACCTCTTCCCAAGCCCAGCTCCTCGCCCAATCCCTCTACCCGCAGGTGCGCGATGCCCTGCTCCTCGCCCACCCGTGGACATGGGCCATCAAGGCGACCACCCTCACCGCAGACACCCTCGCCCCGGAATTCAAGTGGGACAACCGCTTCGCCCTTCCCTCCGATTGTCTGCGCGTCACCCGGGTGGACGACACCCTCGCCGAGTCCAACGAGGAGGACTGGGAAATGGCCGGCGACCACCTCCTCACCGACGCCACCTCCACGGCCCCCGATTGGACGACCGGGCGTT